CCAAAAACAAATCTTTTATCTGCCTCAAAATCTTTTCCGCACACATGACATTGCAGCTTTACTTTTAGTGGAGGCTGTCTCTTTCTTGGAGTTGGTTTTACATCTGGGGTGGTAACATCTTTAGACTCTCCAGTATCAACCCAAGTATTCATTTTCGCTTTTACTGCTTCTTTTCTTTTCTTGTACGCACTACTTGTAGGAGGATTCATGGTGAAATCTTCATTAATAATAGACTTTGTTTCACTTTTGGTGCTAGTCGGCACATGGGCTAGCGTTGGGCTGTCGCTATTAAGTGCTTCTAGCAAAGCCTTTTTTTGTTCCTCATTAAGAGTGTTTATAAAATCTTTCATACTCATAGTCTCTTACCTTTCTCTAATAAGATATCCGCTTTGCGTTTTAATTCGTAAACTTTACCTTCTAAGTTTTGCAATCTGGCATGTGCAATTTGTCTATAGCTATCAATAGACTTGGCATATTCGTTATCAACAATAATAAGTTGAATTTTTGCATCATGCTTGGTGTATTGACTAAACTTATCATTATTTTTAGCTACCAATTTTTCTAACTGGTCGCCACAAAGGTCATAAACTACTTTTTGCCGATTATACTGATCTTGTACATAGGAAGCATAGCTATATAATAAATACGCAGCGTCGAAGTGTTCTTCTTTAGTTAGTTTTTTTAGATTTTCGTCAGATAGATCTGAAACAGTTAAAAACTCTTCCCTAAAGTTTGCAAATTTTGTATTTGTTTCATTGGTAAAATCTTCTAATTTTGATAAAAAATCTTCTACAGTTTCTTTAGCTGTTTTCAATTTGTTGTCTCCAATCCTCGTCTGAGTCAGAATACTTCAATATTACTATATCAACACCGTTTAGTTTGCACCACTCTATTTTATCCTCGTCTTTGCCTTTTGCCAATAGAAAATCTGCTTTGTTTTTATGAAAAAATGGATTATACTCATAGTGCTGCTGACCGTGTACTTCAAAGGCTTTTTTAATCTGAGGTATATAAAAATCTAGATAAAGCACACCTTTACGATGAGTTGCTGTACTTCCCGGCAATTTTACTTCCTCTAAAATACGATAGCTATTATATATACTCTTTAGAAATATCCTAGCACGTAAATGATATTTTGATCTAGATCTATTATCATCATTTTTTACGTCGTATCCAGCTAAATTCCACACATACTCTTTACCGTTAATTCCAAATACTTTCATATTAGTATAGTTCTTTTATTTTTTTGTAAATAAATTGAGCTACCTCTGGATTGCTAGTTAAAAATTCACACACGTTGTTAGATCCTTGAAATTTAAAAAATCTTTCTATCTCGTCGGCTGTTTGACCAACTGTATTCTTAGCAAGAATGGCAGCGATTGTTGGATCTTCTGGAGTATCAACAGCGCACTGAATTGTGTACCAAGCTCCACTAGATTTAATAAGTCTAAACTCACACGCTATCTGCATAATTTCTTGTACTTCGTCTATACCTATTCCATATCTAATCCAACTTTCCGCAGTACTGTTCGGTCTTCCTCCAGCATTAGAAGTTTTGATGGACCAGTTTGCTATTTGGCCAACGTGTGGGCCTGTGTCCTTTGGAACTTGCCACTTACCGCGATGTGTGATAATCATATTCGTTCCTGCTTGATATTGCAACATATTCCCACAATCTGCCATCTTTTGCGGGGCGTATGGAGATCCTCCAGTATTTGCAATATTATGCGTTATACAAATAAGCATTGTCTTGTTTTTCATTAGAGTTCCGCTTATTCTCTTGAAAAACATGGACAACAATCTAGGTAACGCATTACGTACACCCGTTCTTACTTCACCCTCTAGTTCACACGAAGGAACCATATTAGACAACGAATCTGCAATAATCAAACACCCATGATCGTTATTAATATAATATTCTATAATGTTTAGAAAATCTTCTGCTGACAACACCCTATCGTCTGTGGATTCTATGATTAAAATAGCTTCTGGATCTAATCCCTTAATTCCATCAAAATTTTGTCTTGATAGTCTACCTTCCGTATTTACGTATATAACCTTTTTTCCTTTGGCTTGACATTTAGAAGCAAAGTGTAGAGCGGTTGTTGTTTTGCCACTCTTGGGATCTCCCGTCATTACAATCACAGAACCTTCTCTAAGTCCACCGCCCAGAGCAATATCTAAAGCTGGCGAAACTCCAATCACTTCTAAGCTGTTAATAGATTCTAAAACTTCCGTACCACTTCTAACTACATCTCCATACTTACTAATAATTGAACTACTGACTGAATCCTCTGCAAATTTTGTAGATCCTACCTTTTTCTTGCTCATAAGTTCCTCAAATGATTGATATTGACCTTGTTTCTGTCAACATATTGTAATTTTCTTGTAATGATTTCTTTTTCTTCTTTGTTTTCTGGAATGTTTATGTCTTCCTGCGTTGTCTTCTTAGACCCCTCTTCAATTTTCTTATGATACAACGCAACAACCTTTTCCGCAAGTGGATTAATTTTGTATCCACGACCATTTTGTATACCAAGAACTAATAGTTTATCAAACTCTTTAGACTTGATTGCTTTAAGAACTGCTTCTTCGCTGTATTTTTTTTTCAAAGCTCTGGCGGCATTAAACTGCTTCATCCAAATCCAGTGGTTTGGATCGCCTTTTGTCCAAAATTTATAAGCTGGTTTGCCTAAATTTAACTTTTCTGCTCTTCTTAAGACAATATATTCTGCAACATATGCTTCAAATGTACAATATTCTCCAGTATGGATATGCTTATATTTATGAGTTTCTGACCATTCTTGTTGACATTTTTTATTAAATAATCCCGGTTTTTTATTTTCTTGACTTGACATGATATATAATGGCCTCTTTAAAACAATCTTGTTCTAAGCTATAAGAGACTTGCCCCTCTGATAACTCGGGAATACTAAAAGACTTTTTAGCTATAATGCCGTCTTTTAAGGTTCCTATTGCAATATTTCTTTTATTAGATCCGCCCATCCAGCCCATAATAGAATTGACGCAATATACACCCTCTGCGTCGTGCGATATATCATATTCTATTGTATGTGATCTAAACTGAAGAGAAACTTTTTCAATTTTTTTGTTGTTTGATTCGCAAAACTCTTTTAGTATTAACCACATCTTGTAGCTTGTCAAGTATATTTTTTCGTTAGTTTCGGCAATGACTACAGATATAAAAACTTGTTTCTTGTTTTTTAGTGATTTATAAAAATTTTGCCAACTTTCTTCACCAAATATTAATTCTTCAGTCATTTGATTTTGGTTATCCTATGATTTGGTATAGTTTTTTTGCTGTACTTTTTTACTTCGTCAGATATAGTAGAAGCATTTTCTGTCATTATCACAATGCCGTCTTTTCTAATAAATTGCTCTCCAGCTGTTAGCTGGTTACTATTCTCTTTGATGCTTGTGGTACTTTTCTTGTTGTCTACATGATGTTTTTTAATATATAGCTCTATAGATCGAACCGTTCTATCTAGCTCGTTAGCCAAGTCCGTTGGGGTTAACAGTTGGTAATGATGATCTATATAAAAAGCTTCTACTTTTCCAATTGGTCCCTTTTTAGCCATTAATCAAACTCCTATTAGCTTTCGTGAAATATAGACTATTTTTTGATGTCAAATATAGTAAGTACATATCGAAGACGTTTTGGTTAACATCTCTTAGTTCTAGTTCTAAATTTTTTTCTCTGTGACTATCCATTCCAGAAGGATCATATAATTCATATCTTTTGCACAAAGCTAAGAATTTTTGCTGAACGCTTCCGTCTAAGAATTTCAATTTAACATGTTTTGCATAAACCTTTTCGGTACTTTCTTCGCTGATCTTTTTGCCCTGCTTATTAAACAAAGACTCTGTTTTTTCTACCACAACTTCGCTACCAGATGGATGCTCAATATATTTCATTTTTCACCTGTCATTATGTAATTAGTTCTTTGTTGCTCTGTCATTTTGGCTATATCTTTACGGGAAGCCTTACCAGCTTCGGGAAAAACAGTTTGTGGCTGTTTCTCCCGTTGCTGGCTGCTTATTTCTGTCCTTTTATAGTGTCCAATATCTTTCCAGTTTTTATCCGCTAACTGTCCTATTGTCTTAACTTCTTTGACACTTGCATAAATACCGCCATATATTATGCGCTCTAACGATTCTTGATTGCAAGAAGGGCATATATTTAGACTATTATCTGTAATGTGTTGATAAACGTCTACCATTGAATAACCACATTCGTTACAGCGATAATCATAAAGTGGCATTTATTTTTCTAGTGCGTAAAGCACTGCTCCAAGTATTCCGTTTCTCTGTATATCATTATACTCTAAACGGCTGATTCCGACACCGTTGACGCTGGATAATTTGTCCATACAGATGTCTAAGCCGCTATGTCTATAAATATCTGTCTGTTTATTATCTCCATTTATTATAACTTTAGAACCTTGACCCATTCTTGTTATGAACATTTTTATCTGTTCCATTGTGCAATTCTGGGCTTCATCTAATATCATATAAGCATTATGAAAGGTTGAGCCTCTCATTGTTTCTAGGGGTTCAAACCTAATTCTCCTTGTATTAAAATATAAACCAAATTTATCTCTTCCTAAGAAATATTTAAGATTTTCTTCCATTGGTTGGAGATATGGTTTAATCTTTTCATTCAGTTCGCCCGGTAATGATCCTATTTCTTTCCCGGTACAAACAAGCGGCCTAGTAACTATAATGGTTTCAATTTCATCTTTCAACAATTTTTGTGCCGCCACCCCAGCAGCGATGAATGATTTACCGCTACCAGACGGTCCTGTGCAGAAGATAATTTCATTTTCTACAATAGATCGTATGTAATTTTTTTGATTCTCTGTCTTTGCTTCTAGTCCATTTTGTTTAGGTTTTTTATCTTCTTGTCTTTTTTTTCGATTGTTGTTATATGTCTGAGCTGCCAAAGCCATTACTCCCTCGTTGCGAGGAGCCTAACGAGTCACTTAACATTAATGATACGCGAGGAACCTCTTGGAATATAATCTGAGCGATTCTATCCCCACGTTTTATGTGTACTTCTTCATTCGAAGTATTGTACAAACAAACCATGATCTCTCCTCTATAACCACTATCCACCACTCCAGCTAGTACATCTATACCAGATTTAACAGATAGACCAGATCTTGGCCATATTAAACCAGCTAGATGTTCTGGCATTTGTAATGCTATCCCAGTATTGACAGTCTTTCTTTCTTTGTTCGGTATAATAACATCAATAGTTGAATATAGATCAAATCCTGCGTCATATTCATTTGCTCTAGTTGGCAAACGTGCATCATTATTAAGTAACTGTACGCTTATATTATTCATAGATTAAATCCCCCTAAGTCAATTTCCTCAAGATCGTTCTTGCTAGCTCCAATTTTGTATGAAGTAATCTCATGCTCTTGCGGAGCAACTTGAACAGCCTCGCTATTCATCCAAGGGTCAGTCCATCCAGCTATTGGGTTTTTCTTTCCCTTTTCATATGGTAATCCAATATTTTTTCGTCTACTCATGCAAAGCCAATCAATATATTCAGACAGTACAGTTTCGTTTAATCCAATAATTGATCCATCCTTAAACAAATATGACGCCCAAGCTTTTTCTTCTGCGGCTGCTGACTCAAACATCTTGCAAGCATCTTCTTCGCACTCTGCGGCAATTTGTGTAAATCCCTCTTCTGGTACAGTGCGTAAAATTTTAATTATTTCTTGAGTATTGTAAAGGTGTAGAGCTTCATCTCTTTTGATAAGTTTTATAATATCTGCATTTCCAACCATTTTTTTGTTTTCTGCAAAAGCAAAGGCGCACACAAAAGAAACATAAAATCTAATAGCTTCTAGTATATTAACGCTAATTAGTGTTAAATATATCTGCTTTTTTAAGTCGTGTTTTTTGCCAGACTCTCCAAATTCTCTTAGTGCGTTATATTCTTTAATAGCAACATTTGCTCTCTTAAGAATTTCTTTATCTGTTAGACAACTATCTAAAACTTCACTAGGGTTGCTATAAACATTTTTGATAATATAGGTATAACTATAACTATGAATTTGCTCAAAGAAAGTTGGAACGCCGCGACAGATTACGCTGTCCATCATTGTTTGGTATTTAAGATTGGACGTAAAGATAAACTTTTCGTTTGGAGTCATTATTGAATCATTTTTAAAATCGTTGCGATCTTTCTTTAATTCAATTTCTTCTGGCCTCCAAAAGAATTCTAGCTGTTTCTTATATAAATCAAAAAATACGGGATATTTAAACTTGTCATATCTTTGTAGTGATAGATCTTCCCCCATAAAAAGAGGCTGAGAAAGATAATCTACATTTTTCTTATTTAAGATCGTTTTCATATGGCACACGCTCCCCCTTCGCAAGTTTCTTCTTTTTTGTACATATCTTTTTCAGTTTCGCCATCAGAATCGGGAGTATTGCAATAATAGAAATTTTTTATTCCATACTTGAAACCATATATCTGGTCCTTGATTAATACACTTAAAGGTATATTGCCATCTTTATAATGAGCGTAATTATAATAAAGATTTACGCTAATGCTCATGTCTACAAATTTCTGCAATATGGCGCAAATATTGAGTATTGATTTATTACTTTCCATTTCCCAAGCCAAAGTATAATAATTTTTACGGGTAGAATAATTTGGCACTAGTTGCTTTAAAACGCCGTTCTTAGCCTTTTTGTAGGACATGAGGCTTCTGACAGGCTCAATACCGTTAGTGCTATTCTGGATGACGCTAGATGACTCACAGGGCATTATAGCACTTAGCGTGGAGTGACGCAATCCATACTTTTTAACTCGCTCTCTTAAGCCTTCCCAATCCATCTTATACGATGGGCTAACTAATTCATCCACTGTCTTTTTGTACCAATCTATTGGTAGTAATCCTTTACCATACTTTGTTTCTGCAAACTTTTTGCATGATCCAAGTTGTTCGGCAAGTACGCAAGACTCATTAATCAAATTCCACTGTATTTTTTCCATTAACTCATGAACATGTGCTAGCGTAGCCTCATCGTCATATTTTAGCTTTTGCTTTGCTAAATATCCAGCAAAGTTAGTAATACCAATGCCAAGCGATCTTCTGTTCTTTGTGAAATTTTCCCCAGCCAGTACTGGATAGTCTTGATAGTCAATTACAGACTCTAGCGTTCTAACCGCCATCTTGCAGGCTTTCACAATGTCTTCATCGCCGTGCAGTTCTAATAAGTTTAGTGCTGAAAGAATACAAATACCAATCTCTCCATTTGGATCGTCTATAGACTTAATTGGTTTAGTGGGGTGTAATATTTCTTGGCAGTTGTGTACTAATATACCATTAGCATAAAAGTTATGATTTTTATCTACAGTAATATCAAACACATCAGACAGGTTATTTATTTTGTTGATTTTTAGCATATTTTTCTTTCAAGGTTTGACTAATTTTTTTATTATATTCTTCTTTGTACCGCTCTTCGTAGGAAAGTCTAAAAGATTCTTCATTGTGTGGTATTGATAGGTAGTCTAGTCTATCTTTTAGTGCCTTTATAAAGATGGCAAAATATCTAGCATGTCTGTTTCTTTTAGGTTTTGAGCCTCTACATATCCTCTGTTTTTTGTAAATATTTTATGATTTGGGGTGCATTTAATTTTGAATCCAGATTCAGTGTCTTCTATTTCCATTATTTCTGCGTTTTTCATTGTCATGGCACTGTCTAACACTTTATTATAGGATAAAATATTAGAATCTATATTTTTAGATAAAACTAATATGGTTTTCCCTGTTTTAAATAGGTCATTGATTTCTTCTAAGCTAAGTATCATTTTATTTCCATCAATGACGCTATCTATTTTCGTATCTCCAGTTAAGCACAAATTGCTCATATATACAGGAACCGCCCAAGAGCCATGTTCGTTTGCGTTATCTATATTCATTACATATATGCGTCCGGTTTCTAGCCTCTCCTTTGTGAATATTTCAGCAAGCTTACGGGCGCTTATTTTTTTCTTCATTTTAACATGACGATTGTT